GATGTTATCTCTTTGACGTTCTTCGTATGTTGACATAATTCTTTTGTTAAAACTAAGTATTCGTGTGTCCATTTAAGTTTTTTTGCAAATCCTTTTCTGGTGTATGCAGAAACTGAAGTGCAACCCATGGCTTTTCCAAAGTCTTCAACAACTGAAAAATGATCACGCCAAAGTTCAAAGTCTCGTCCAGATTTAGTAGCTGCTATAGGTATATGTAATACTTTCTTACGTGGGTAGACTATTACTTCTGCTATGCAAATAGAAGCTAACTCTTGAGCTTCTATTCCAGCAAACAATATAATTTGTTTATTTAATAATTTTTGAAGAACATCCTCAGATAGCTGTTCACCATCACCATGTTTTAAAGCTTTGTCAACTAATGGTCTGACTTCATGCCAAATACGTGGTACTTCTGATGCAAATACAGGAGCTAAGTACATTATTCTTCTACTCTTTGTTTAATCCAATCAACTACTGATCTTTGACCAGCCTTATACATGATTGATCCTATGTCTTCTTTAGGATGTGGGTTTACTTGAGGAAAGTTTTCTTCAAGTTCTTCAAGAACAAATGGTAAGGTCGGACCTATGATTGGTTCAAGAATATTGTGGGAGGTTTGTGTTTGCATGTTCAAAAAATGCTGGCATTCTTCCAGCTTTAGTATCGTTTAATTGTGGAGCTTTGCCCTCATACATAAGTCGATCACTAGCATCTAGCCAAAATTTTTTGTCCAAATATTTATCGGATGTACCTATCTTTAAGGGTTGAAGTATCCAGTTAATAGTTGCCTTCCTAAGCTTGTCCAAGCTATCACTAGGAACAAGACCAAGCTCAGTACAAACCAAACTATTTGTTGCCACGTGTATTTGTTCATCTCTGGAAATATCAGCTGATACTGTTCTAAGAGCAGCGTCACCAAGAAACCTAAACATAGGTAGTAGAACAAAGAATATAGCTCTCTCTGCAACGAGGGCTTTTGTAATAGTGTGATCAGGGTGTGCAATCCAAGCATCTCTTAATTTAATTGCTTCGTATTCTGACTTGCTATCAGCTCCATGAGCTTTAACTATGTAGCCTAAAGCCAAGTCATGTTTGATTTCATCTTTGACATTCGACTCGAGCAACTCTCTAGCTGCAAGGGGAACATCTTTTTCAAGACCCTCACGAATGAAGTCTCCAACTGGAAGCTCCATATGACGTATTGCGAGAGCACGTTTAATGGTTTCTTCTGCACCTTCAGTTATTTTTCCTTTGGTTGGTTGGACCGGTGTCCAAGTTCTTTTTCTGTTAAGTAATTTTGTATAGGGGTTCATTGTTGACAGTCACAATTGGGTTCATTAAGAATCCCCTCCAAATATTCATCGACTTCTTTCTCATCTAAGGCAGCGTAAGCATCTGACTTATCTTGAACGTTCGACATAACTTGAAGCGAATAATACAAAGACGTCTGTGAGCTAACTAGCCACTCGTCTATAAATGCTTCATCGTAAGTCACCATATCGCTCCAAGAATTGAAGCTATAGCCATGTAGCAAATTAGTTCTAGATAGCATAGTCATTAATTGATCTGCTACCTTCTTATATGTCTCCCATCCGACTTCGGATGCGATTTCAACGTTGCCATATTCAACTCTCTCTACCCCAAATTCACCTGAATCCCTGTCAACAGTTCTTGCTATAGGTGGTGCGATCTCAGGAGTTGCTGTGTAGCCATTGAGATCTCTACTTCTATATGAACAACTAGCTGTTGGAGCTATGGCAAATGCTCTCTTCATGTTGTTCTTTCTTGCTATGCTTGCAGCTTCTAATATTGCTAAGTAAAGCTCACGGGCTGCAAGTCCCGCGTAACCTTCATAAGTTCTCCCTTCATTAACAGCTTCTAATGCTTCACCAAAATGAGCATAAGTTATGTTGTTGTTTGCGAGGAAGTTGGATAAGCCAAGCACTCCGAGCCCGACTTGCCTGTCTTGGTCCGGGGATAAGTATTCTCCAGTCCCTCCAACACCTGTTCTGCCATGAAGATCGCACAACTCGGACATACCTTTGCGGAAACTTTCGCGTAGGTCGCCGATACGATTGGCACTAAGATTGATATGCTGGAGCAAGCAAGTTCCTCGTGAGGGCAAGTAAACTTCAAGACAGACGTTCCCGTAGATTCGATTTCCTTCATTGTCATATTTTATTTTGTTAAGCCAGATGTCCCCTTTAGCAATTCCTCGTAGGACTGCTTCCTTTGTTCCAAGACTTGCTTCAGACCACGAGGATTGGGAGACGTCAACACATCTTTTGACCCATGGGAGTTCTTGTCTAGGACACTGCACGAAATCAAGAATATCGGAATGTGTAATATCGAGATGAATAACACACGCCCCATTCCTGTACGTGCCACCTCTCCTAAGAATTTCATTTAATGTTGAGTAGAATTTTGCGAAGGATACGGGACCGCTTGCAACAAGCGTGTCACTTCCTTTAGTAGACTCAGTACCCTTGGGTCTGAGTTTTGACAAGTGGACTGCGACACCCGCTCCATTTCGTAGAGCGTGTGATACAAATTTCCATGATGATTCGATTCCATTGTGTCCCTCCATTGAGTCTTCGACGACGAATACAGTGCAAGAAACTGGTAAGCGACTGTGTGGGTTATCGATCCATTGCTGGACTCTCCCAGTTCTGGCTATTTTGTTTGGTTCTGTATTCAATTTCATTTGCTAAATAGTGGATTGCTTTTGATAGGTCTTCTATATCGTTGTTTTTATAACCGGCTCTACATACATATTTGATTACGTTTCCGAGGTGAAATTCGAGTCGTTGGTCTCTAATAAAATCCCAAACATCAATGGAACCTCGTTTGTAGTAGTCCGGTCCCTGTTCATTAGTGGATGTTTTGCCCATGCTTCTAAAACGTTGTTGAGTGAATTAATTAATACAAAGTTTTGTTTCTGTAAAGCTAAGAAGACAGTTACGATGTCTTCTTTAGTAGCTTCAGGTTTGTTTACTGCTATTTCTATTGCTTTCAATCTGAACTCTTGTTCAGTTGTTAATTTTGTAACTGGTGGTGGGGGACCAAAGGATTGGTTCTTTCTTTGCTTCGTCATAATCATCGTTAGTTAATATTCGAGCAAGCCTTGCATTTACTAATGCGTCAGCTTCAGTCATGCCTTTCTCTTCAAAAGTTTCTACGACAGCTTGCCATGTGTAACCTTTCTCAGAAAATATCTTTTCAGCACGTTTTATTCCAATCCCGGGTACGCCCGAGTAACCATCTGTGTTGTCGCCACTCATTGTTTGTATGAGATGCCATCGAGCACCTTCTTCTGGTGTGATGTTGACGGTTTCTTTGAAATCGTATAGTCTCCCGGGAATTTGTCTCATGTCTTTGTCAGGCGACACAATAATATTTCCTTCCCATTTTGTAGCGTAGATTCCCATCGAATCATCAGCTTCAAGTGTTGGTTGGACAATAACTTTGTAGTCTTTTTTAAGCTGATTAATAACCCGTTTAAATCCACAGGGCTTCTTACGATTTCGATGACCCTTGTATTCTGGGTAAATTTTTTTCCTAAAATTATTAGGGCTTGTAAAGAATAAGATTAAATCTTCATCAAAAAATGACCCAAATTCTAGTTGAATTTTAGATAACTCTCTTTTTACGAATTTCATCGCTTCTGAGAAGTTAGAAGTAACGACTATAACGTCATCACCAAAATCCATCTCTGTTTCTGCGCTAGCACAGCATTTATATACTATGTAGTCGCAATCTATTAATAATTTCATATTTAATGCACGTCAGCCCATGTTTTGCCGTGTTTTGACTCAGCAGCTATTGGACAACGTAAGTTGTAGTATTCTCCAGCTAATGTCGCAGATACCTCTAATCCATATCGCAAAGCAACAATAGATTTAGGTTCGCATTCAAATTGGAGTTCATCATGCACGAAGGCAAGTTGATGAGTGTGGACATTGTTTTTAGCAAATAAATCACTAGCTATAACCATCCAACGCTTCGCTACAATTCCTGCTGAGCATTGCAAAAGGTAATTCAATCCTTTGTGCGAGCTATCGACCAGCACCCTTCGTCCGTCACATGCCAGCAAGAACCCATTAGTAGACTTAGCTGCCACCGCTCCCAAAAGGTCAGACAATCCTTCGATTGCAGATACAAACGCTTTTCGGATTTCGGATCCCTTTTTTTTAGCTTCCTTGGGTTGTAAAGAGTTATCATAACTCATACCTATTTTTTCGTTTCCAGCACCATACAAGAAGGCATAAGTTACAGTCTTGACTTGGCGTCTGGTGATTCCTATTTTGTCTGCGTTTACCTGATGAATATCATCGTTAAGTAAAATATCGGCGTATCGACCCCCGTCATATCGTCCTAAATAATGAGCTAACATTCGTAGCTCTATTCCAGATAGGTCTGCACCTACCATTATGTTTCCCGGACTAGCAGTAAATAGTTCTCTAAATTGTTTTTCGGCTGGTACTTGAGCTAAGTTCGGTTTCCGATGAGCACATCTAAATGTGTTAGTAGAAACTGAACAATGGTGATGTATCCGATTATGGGTTGTACATAACTTTAGCCAAGCGTTCACGCCTTGCGATATCATGCCTAGCTTCTTCTTCAGATCCAAAGCTTTCGCACATAACTTGCAGAAGGGATGTGATATCTCCTTCAATGTAATCTCGTCGATAATTAGTTTCCCAGTCTTCGTAGTCTGGGTCAATGTAATGTTCAAACGATTCTGTAAAATCCATGCAATATGGTCTCGTGATGTTGGGTTAAATTCAACTAATCTTTGGAGTTCTACTCCCTGTTTATATCCTTGTGTAGCGTTATCTCGTTTAGGAGTGAACATCTTTCCTCCAATGAGAGGGAATTCTCCCCGAAGTATTGCAACAGTTGCTTCCATCTCTCCTCTGAGAGATGACTCAAGTTGCTGAGCCTTTTGTTCATCAAATGACCATCCATGTATTTCTTGTTCGGTTAATATTTCTGCGACTCGGTGCTCTAACCGACACGAGTCAGGTAGTGGCGGAAGTGTTCGCATAATTTGGTGGTAACTTTTACGTCTTGTTCGCAGTAATCCTGCATTTCTTGGCTCCACTCTGACCAGTCAGTAGTTTTGCCAAATTCGCCTTTGTATTCTCCTAATCTGTAGCCATAAGCTTCTAAGCTGTGACGTCCATATAGTTGTAAAGGCATTCTCGGCCATTGTCTTTTCTTATCTATATCAATCATGTTTGGATGATATAGTCTAGATAAAATTAAAGTGTCGTAGAGATCAGCCTTAGTTTCAAACCAAGGGTAAATCTTTTTGAACACCGCTAAGTCATAGTTAATAATATTGTGACCGGCTATGACGTCAGCTTCTACAAGCCAGTTAATGCCTTCTATAATTCCATGTTTATCACTAGGTATGTCATTAAACACATGACTTTCTTTAGTGTCCGTGTCATAGATGGCTAGGCAATGTATTTGTGAGACATTAGGTAGTAACCCATTAGTTTCGCAGTCAAACACGAGCATTGTTTTTCCCCGTGTAAGTTTTATCTTTAAATTTTGCTTTTTTAACTGCTTTCTTACTAGGTGGGTTAGGTTTCTGTAACTCAATATCAGAAGTCTGTTTGGGTATTGAGAATTGGGTCCTTAGTTTCATTAAATCGACAGGTGGTTTTATCGTATTGAAGTTGTGCAGCTATACCTGTTTCGCCTGAATATCTATTCTTGAGAACTCGTAATGTAGATACATCATTCTCTGCTTGTTGATCTCGCTCTAAAGCTAAAACTGTGTCAGATAATTGGCTTATAGCTTGGCTGCCTCGTAATTGTCCGAGTGAAACTTTTGCTCCATCGGTATGGTCTTTATCTGTTTGCGTACGTCTTAAATGTGATACTAGAAATAAACTGATACCAGTTCGTTCAACTAATGACCTTAACTTAGTCATAGTGGTATCTATCATGCGTCTTTCATCGCCGTCTAATCCCGACAGTAATATAGACAAGTGGTCGAGGAATATGATTCTGATATCCAATCCCAATGCCATGTATTCAATTCTGTTGTAGATGATGTCGGGCGATAGACTACCGAAGTGATCGTATAAATAAAGATTCCAATTGCTAATAGTCGTATCATATGCAAGTTGTAGTACGTCTCTTTCGTGCTCCCCTAGGTGTAAGGCTTGACCTACGCCAACTGACATAAGACCAAGAGCTGTTCGCCTATTGGATTCTTCTAAAGCTATATAACCAACTCGTTCGCCAGATTCCAATAAATCTGTAGCAAGCTGACGACAAAAGGTACTCTTACCTTGCCCAGTCCCTGCTGTTATAGTGGTCAATTCGCCATATCTTATTCCGTGGGTTTTTTCTTGTAAACCTTTTAGTAAATATGTGTGATCGCATGGTGGAGTTGGTGTAGTTACCAATTCAAGGAGCGATTTCCCATCCACGATACCGTCAGGTTGATAAGGTTTTGCATCCCATATCGCACGGCGTATAGCGTCCGGATCATCATTCTGTAAAGCATCACTGGCATCCTTGTAAGGATCCGCCAAGTGAGCAATCTTAACTGTCCCTTGTGGTAAGAGAGTAGCCACTTGTTCCGTCGCTCGCAATCCTGCTTCGTCTTTATCAAAGAAGAGGATAATTTCCTGATAACCTTGTAAAAAAGGTATTTGTTTTTGAATGTCTTTTTTGGCTGACGCTGCCCCATGTGGGAGCGATACCATCGGCCAGTTTTCCATTGCTTGATAGCACGATGCAGCATCTAATTCACCTTCCGTGATAACAATGCGTTTACCGCTATTAGGGAAAAGATGCTGACCAAAAAGAGTGTCTGTAGTTTCGCCTTCATATTTGAAGTTCTTGTTTTTGGTTTTTACTTTGAATCCTTTAAGGCGTCCTGAGCTATCAAAATAAGGGAAGCGTAAGTATGCCTCGTCTCTGTAGATTTTAAAAAATTGGCATACGGCTTCGCTAATTCGTCGTTTTTGCAGCCTTTGGGCTGATCCTTTGAAGTTAACATTTGTCTGCATTTGATGAGTGTGTAAGTCACCCTCCCCCGGTATATAGGTTTGGCAACTAAAACAATAAGAGTGCCCGTCCGTGTACACGCTATTAGCGTCGGACGAGCCACAAGTTGGACACGGTTCGTGTCTTAAAAATTCGCTATCGGTCATGTAAGCCAATCAACTGGTATGGCGTGATATGCACACCATTTAATTCCATAACGCTTGCACCATTGTGCATAGGTCGTCTTTGATTTCTTAGATATTTTTTTATAAGGGTCTTGAAAGACCATGCGTAAATCTATTTCCGGATGTTCTTTAACCACCTGACGTGTCTTACGCCTACTGGTGGGGTCCCAATATCCTTTTACTTCTAGAATTATGCCGTTAGATAAAATAAAATCTGGCGTATAAAGGTGCTGAATTGTATAAGGAAAGCTTGTACTTTCATATTCATAATCAACACCCAGTTCGCATAAGAGATCAGAGACTTTCTCCTCTAATCCTGATTTAAACATTAGAAGTCGTCGTCTACCTCGACTGAGCTAGGGGCTAAGTCTGGTTGTACATTTGGATCGTCAGCTTTAAAGCCAGCAGTTGTACCAAACAATTCGGCTACGCCGTCCTCGTCCAAGTCACCAGTATCTACACCAGCTCCAGTCTGGACGGATACTACTTGCACTCCACTAAGTTTTAATGAGGTACCGTATGTAAAACCATCACGGAGTATATAAGGCTTTTGAATAAAGCCAATCTTAACTTTGGATCCTTCATAGACGGGTGTATCTAGGTTAGTTATTGGTGTGCCTTCAGTGTCTACAACTGGTGGACGTTTGTCCTCTGCCCATGAAAACTTAACGATGAATTTTCCTTCGCTAACTTCTTCCCACGGCTCGGGACGGAGCGTGGATCTTTTTGGGTTCTTGAGTTTTGATTCTGCCCATTTGAGACAGTCAGTTCTCTCTTCTTCAAGTGCATTAACTATGTCACTGTCAACAATTGCTTTCAGTGAATAGCCAAATTTACTTGGCTTCAGTACAGCTTGATAACCACTAAGAGTTACAGGCTGTGGGGTTATATGTATGTTTCTTGCCATTAACAAAAAAAGTAAGTGGATTCAATTACGGATTCTGGTTTCAGATCTCCAATAATCGGTGGTTCAGACTCAGCTCCAATAGCTTGGGCAAAGTCCGTAAGGAAGTCATGCTCCGCAAAGAGGTGCATGTATGTATCTCTAACTAAGGTGGATAACATAGTCATATCAGTAGCTCTGCACAATACCGAGTCATGTATCAGACTGATAGGTGCATTGAACTTAGTAGCTGATATGTGTAGCAATGAAGCGTCTAATGAGTGAATAAGATTTGGAGCTGTAGCGTTCTTGTGATGACGTAGGTCTACGCCTTTCTCACCATCAGCTATCTTGATCCGGCATCTACCTAAGAGCATTAGCTCAATGATTTTGGTATCCATCTTCATAAGTCTCTGTGTTACACGGAAACCTGAAGGCGTTACCCACATCAATTCAGTAGCACCAGCTTTAATAGCTCTAGCTACTTCACTCTCTACCCAACGCATAACTTTCATTGGTCCCGGGACAACCTCTTCCATGGCTGACCGGACTGCTTGAACTATTTGAGTTAGTTCTTCTTTCTCAACCTCAATATCTTTATCTTTAAATGCTTCTCTTATGTACTGTCGATTGCTGAAAGGTTTAGCATTGTAAGGTATTGTCATAACTGTCCTTTTGACGGATTTTCTATCCCAATACGGACGTAACCTTTCAGGTATATTCTTAATACTTTTCTCAGCAATTACTTTATAAGCATCTTGTGGTTTATCACTAGGTAAAACATTTACCAGTGAAGCTGTGGACTTATCTCGTGCTAATCCTGCTAAGATCTGTAGACCTGAGCATGTAGCATCGGTTGCCACGGGTAATCCTGTAGTTGCCCTAGTTTTAGTTAAGACAACAGCGTAGTACTCCTCACATGCAGCTAAAAACTGCCAAGGTTCATCGGCTGCTTCCCAGTCCCCGATATTATCTAAAGGATTAGTAGCCACTCGCTTGATGAGTGTGTGGTTTTGGTCAGTCCACGTTAGTCTCTCGTCTAACGAAGCTTTATCAAGACCATACGTAGTAGCTACTTGGAAGCTAAGCCATCTTTCCCCATCTTCAGTGATAGGTGCTTCTTCAGAAAATCTAATCAGACTCTTTCCGTAGTCAGTACACTGCATCGTAAGGAATGCTGGGATGGGATATGCTCTACCTCGGTAGTCAAAACTCCAAGGTACCCAGAAGTCTTTATCTTTAAACTCTCTCGCTACGTTCATAATCATACGAGTTCTACAACTCGTTCTCCATTCGTTAGCGTTCTTGTTCTTAGCGTCTCTAGTTCTTCTCTTCCATTCCTTCCTAGCTGTCTCATTTGTCTCAATATCTACAGGCTTAGGAGGTTCAGGATAATGTAGTACGGGATGAAACTTTCCTACTTCAATTTGTCTCTCACATAATTCCTCTGCAATTTGCAAAGTAAAATTATTCAGTCGGTATTTTACCTTCTGGATTGAGTTAATAAATTGATAAATAGTTTCCCCCTGTATAGGTAGGGGTACCCCCCTTCGTACCAATTCATGGCACTGAGTTAACTCATTTAGGTAGTAGCCACCTTCATGCACAGGGCTCCAATCTCTTGGCTCAATTAACATCGGCCAACTCATCGGGCTAAACAATTCAGCTAGGCGTACTATCTCTTCTTTCTGTTCATTGAACGCTGGTGTTGGTTCAATGTATTGGTCAGATCTTTTAGCAAATCCTTTAGTCTTTCTCTCGAACCAACCAGATGATTCACATAAGCAGTCGAGGAACCATACCCCAACTTTTGCCCGTGTCTGTACTGTCCATGTTTTCCATGGTTCTATGTCACTCTTGTTCATAAGCGTAGTCATAGACTTCTGCTTGTAGTGAGTGCCCTTAGCTTGATGCCAGTAATTATCCTTAAGTGTTTTAAATAATGCTGGTGTTGTATTTTCGTAGTACCTCATCTGACTCTCAGCTTCTAAAGCTGCACCTATAGCATCAGCAACCTTAATTACTTTTGAGTTCTCTATGCGATGGGAAAATACTTTATCGAATGTAAGCTTGGCTGTTATAGCTGCTTGCGATTCACTATCAATTGCGAAGATAAATGGTAACAGTTCCATTAAATGTGCTGCCCCACCTTTTGCTACTATCTTTCGCTTCTCTTTCTTCTCGTCTATATACTTTATCAAATACGGTAGGAGAGTTTCTATACTTGCAGAGCCAAAAACTGTGGCAGAGCCGTAATCTTTATCAAGTAATTTCTTGGTATCAGATCTGATCTTCTCTAAGCCACCTTTTATCTGTTTTCGCTCGAAACTCGCCTGTCTTTCTAGATCAGACTTAAGCATTTATTAGTCGGTAGATTACATAATTTAAACTATGCAAAGGTGTATATATCTATAAACCATTGCAATAAAAAAGATCTCAGCTTTTCAGCCAAGATCGAGGTACACCACTGTATTCAGATTTCGTTAGATTTTAAGTCCGGCGTGTCTACCAATTCCACCACACTCCCAAGGGATCTCGGCGATAAAATTGTAACAGACACACTTAACATATAACTAATACGTAACGAAAAATGGTGTTTTGCAAACCTTGTAGATGCGGTAGATTACACATATGCAAAGTCTACTGAGTTAGCTCTCTTGCTTAGATCCTTATCAAATGAATGTAAGTATCTTTCGGTAACTCGGGTGGAACTATGACCCAAGTGGGTAGCAACATCAACGATGTTCATACCTGATTGAACAAGTAAGGTGCCACATGTATGTCTAAGTCCGTGAAATTTCCATGGACTGTCAATACCAACCGGTTTTAGTAATGCTCCAGTAATGCATCTGTTGAACCATGTCCGCATTTGATCGGCATTTAACCAATCTTCTGCAAACGTATGTCCATATGGATTAAGAGCAATACGCTTAGTAAGAATAGGCATCAATGAATCGTGAATACCTATGAAACGGGACTTGCCCTTCTTACCTTTAGGAAACAATATCTCAATTGACTTATGCTCAAGATTTATCTTGTCATTAGTCAGCTTAAGTATCTCTCCTTGTCTCATCCCTGATAACGTAGCAAACAAAATCATATCTCCTAAATCATCGTTAGCCAGAATACTTCTAGCGTACGTAATCATTAAATGAATTTCATCTGCTGTGAATGCGTCCCGGGAATAAGACGTCTCAGCCTCTGGATATCTCTCGAATCTAGGGACTGTCCAGTCCTGACTCAAGATCTGACACTTTTGACAAAACCTGAGAATAGTACTAACTGCTGATACATACCTATTAAGTGAGGCATGTGAAAGAGCGTGCTTGTTCTTGAGTTCCAGACAATCCTCCAATATCATGCGATATGTAATCTTGTGTGGGTCAATAGTCTGAGGGTGAAACAAGGTAAACTTACCTGAGTAAAGAATTGCAGACTTGCGTCCACTATTCTGCCACTCTCTGCGATTGATGAGTGTGTAGTCTCGGCATTGTTTCCAAGACGTTTTCGGTTTTGCCATAGAGTTTCTGTTTGAGAGATTTAACTAAGGCATTCCCCTGTTTCGTCAAGGTCAGAGAGTACCGCCTACGATTAGAAGGATCTCTGTCCTTGCTAATCAGGTTCATACCCTTTTTACCGTAACGGTGTTGTTGTGCTAAGTAGTCAGTGTTCCTGCTACCAGCAGCGTTGCTATAACCTAGCTCCTCCTCGAGTGCTTGCTTATGACAGCCATCATGTGAGGCTATATATAAGAAAGTGAGCTGGAGTTGCAGAGGCATTTCAGGATCAAACTTCACAAACTCTTCCATACACTGGAAAAGCTTGAGCATTTGATTATCCGTCAGTGTCTTCTTGAATGGATCGCTCGATCTGTCCATTTGTAGTCATAGGCATGTCACATTCGTACTGTAACACGAATCTACCGAGGTGTATATCAATGTCACAGAACTTTTCTTTGTCCATGCCTATGTATAAACTTCCGTTTGAAAATAGCTGCATTAAAAGTTGAGGGGGGTGATGTGATAACAAGAGTAATATAACAATAGTAAGTATAAATTACTACCGTTTCTTCTTGAACACTTGACGTTTTACACGATTAGTGTCGTCAATCAACTGCTGTGACATAATGTTAAGCAATTCATCGTGATTTGGATGCACAGCTATTTCGCTTAACAGTTTGTTGTATTGTTTGATAAAAAGTCTTTCAGTCATTTGTTATTAAAGTCCAGTGGTAGGTCATTTGGCTTGAGGTGATACAGTCCCTCGTTAGTGCACAGCACAAACTCTTCGCCGTTCGTGATCGCTTTTTTAATGCGTTGACGGCAGTGATGATGTGAGCTGTATATCTTTTCGGTAATACGTCCAGTCTTTGGGTCAGTGATTCTCAGCATTGAGTCCACTGAATCTGGGATCATGTAGCCATGTATCTTCCAATTCTCAAATTCCTCATAGCTCAAATTAGGAAAGTATTCGTCAGGTGAATCAGCTATAGCCCTCCAATTATTGGGAAAGTATTTACGTGTCATATTTATCTCCTAGGTATTTAATGTCTACAAGTTTGTGACCGTAGTATTCGCAGAAGTTCTTGGCTTGCCAAGCTGCGTCCTCGAGGTCGGGTGATTCGTAATACGAATAGTGGGTGTAGTCTGATTTGAGCGTGTCATACGCCATTTGAAATGATGCCATGAGCCTGATGAGTGTGTTGGATACCTGTTCCGAGTGGAGGGTTTATTGACTGTCAGGCGTAGTCCATGCGATTAGATGTCGCAATCGTTATGGGTAGGTATATCTGTCTCAGTGAATGCACATATTAAATAGTTCATTTGCTGTGCTTTCTTCTGCATTTGCATAAGAGTGTCAATCACCTCTTGGAAAGAGGATGCTTCGTCAAGGTTCTTGTTGTACTTCCATGCAACTTCATAGACAGAGGCTACGAATGCTGCTTGATTCATTAGTCAACTCCCATAGTTTCTTTACGTAATGCCATCTCAGCTATGCTGATCTCACTGATGTAGGTATATGTACCCCAATCACTTTGATCGTCAGCCATAACGAGAGCATCAATCTCTGCTTGTTCTTCACTATCAGCTTCGACAGTAAAGAAGTGTTGTTCTCTATGAACTTCCACGTCATACCAAGGCATTAGTCTTTCCTCCTTGGGTCATTAGTAACTACTCCAACAACAGGGTTGTCAAAGTCTTTAAGCCTTGCTCCAACAAGGTCAGGTCTACCACACCAACTACAGTTATGCTTGTTGATATGTCCCTCACTAGATACAACATGGGTGTAATCCCTTGCTGTTGTACGTTGAAGGATGGTGCCATCTGGGAATGTGGCAGTGAGTACTCGTTTTTTCAAATGATCGTGATACATAATTAGTCTTCCTCCTTGTCAGTAAATAAAAGTGTTACGGAATCGGTAGTGGAAAACTCGTCTGCTGTTTCCCATTCCCATGGGCAATCGTTATCGAGTAACCACTCGAATAGTTTTGATCTGTTCATTAGTCCTTACATGGTTTAAATAGTTCTCTCCTTTCAGGAGCATTCTTGATCTCGTAATAAGCACGGATACCTTCAGCTATTTCCTTGATGGAATCAAGTGCATAACTATCTTTATCAAGATCAAATAGATGGTTGTGTTTAGCACAAACAAAGTTTCTAAACATTCGGACAATCATTTCAGGTTCCACACCATGTATGGCTACGTGTCCGTCCTCGCTGTCCACGAGTATGGCTCCGCCC